TTCTACCTGTTCAACTATTCCGATGAACCAATGTGGATTAAAACCTCTTTCACTTATCATGATAACTTAATACCGCCTCGTGTTAATTTAAGTTGCTGCTTAAAAACATTACCATCAAATACAGAGTTAACTGATTCGACTAAATACATACCATTGAGACGTTCTTCTTCCTCGGTTGTCTTTTGATATGCGTGCTTATATAATGTGATGTTGATATAAGATCCAGCGAAAATATCGTTTCTTCCGTACACCGTTACATTTAGTGTATTCATATTATGATTATAGAAATGCGCCAGCTTTTTTGTGTATAGATCTGAGTAATGAGTATCTGGCCGTATTCCTTCGCCACCTGGAACGCCAGGCCCGGACCAATCTCTAAAAACGTGATATTCTTTTTTGCGAGACATCTTTTCGCGAATAAACAGTTTATCATGAATAGGATTTAAATCTGGATCGTGATTTTCTTCTTCAGTGTAATCATATGACTTTGAATCAATATTCATTGTAAGCAAGTTGAATTCATAAACTATTCTGCGGTATCCACCTTGTGCAATCGTATCAATTGTGTTAACACGTGTGCCAAAATTAACATCAAGTATTTCGGTCATTGCAGAATACTGTGAATCGGCGCTAATTGATCCGGCATAATTGCGTTTGTAATCAATTACTGGTCTTTGAATTAAACTATTATCAGTTCCAGATGTAATCGCCCTTTGTTGCATAAATTCATTTGTAGCAAAAAAGAACGCATCTCTTGCTTCAAAGAATCTAAATGTTTGAGAAGGAGTCATCCCATTATTAAGAGGATTCTCATCTGAATATGCGTTTCTCACAAACATATTCATTGCTTCTTCTGCACTATACTTCGGAATAACTATTTTTTGACGGTTCGTTGTTTTTTCCGTAATCAAAAACTTTAGCTTTTTGCGAAATAGTTCTTGAACTGGTCGTTGATAATACTCATCAAAAGCGTCAGTTGCGTAATCACTAATAAGTTGTGTACCGGCAATTGATTCGGTATAAGCTCTTTGGAGATATGTATTTTCTGACAGAAGCTTATAAGGAGAAGTAAAGTTTAGAGTGTACTGAACAAAGCTTGGATTCTTTTCATCACCATAAGATACATTATCCACCGCATACACAAAATAGTATTCGGTTCTTTCATTATCAAACCAGTCTGCGTATGTTACTTTAATGAACTCTTGACCGCGAATAGGAAACTCGTTGAGAATGTCATATGATTCGAATATAGTTGCACTGCCACGAATTGCACCATTGTTCATGGACTCGAGGATATTAAAACTTCCAACAAGACCAAGCATATTGCGCTCAACATTCAATGATTTGTTGAGAAGCGTAAACTCACGCAGTTCGTAATGGCCGGCCTGTTTGATATTAGACATTCATTAGACTCTTTAGATCTTTCTCGACACGTTGCGCATAGTCAGCATTAATGAGAAAAATAGTTCTGCGGTTTTCATTCTCTTGTGTTTCGTATTCATAGACTCTTACAGGGGTCCATTCGCCGGTGGTTACATCGCCTAGACGATAGGTGTCATGCGATATTTTAATAGTTGGATCAGTATTCTTTGTGCAATACACCACGTTTGTATCAATTAACGTGCTGGACAAAAACGTATCCACATTTAAAGCTAACGAATGTGTGATAGTGCTATTTGTGGTTGTCGTGATATTAATTGCTGTGCCATTTCTTGCGTTAGTCGCTGATGTTGCTAGCATAATAGTATCTGAGTTAACTCGAATAACGTAATAAGTTGTACCATTTGTAAGACCACCAATTACTGGACTTCCACTGTACACTACCGGATCAGTTGTTTTAAATCCATGAGCAGTCGATGTAATACGATTAGAAGATACGTTGACTTTATCACCAGCAAACGAGATTGAATGGGCGTATTTCTTGCGAATCGTCGACTCAAACTTTTCATTGGAGAGAGGCCATTGTGTGTAAGGATCAATAATGTTATTTGCTAAATAGATCATCCATACCTTATTTACATCGCCATAATATAGGCGAGCAATGTCTTCAGCACGATCGTCATCTGTTACTGTGTACGGTAAAAATAGATATGGGTCAGCCTGAAGTTTTTCTGCAACCTTTACACGTCGTGTGATATCAGTTACTGATAAACCATTGTACTCTATCTTTGGGAAGTAACGGAAATACTTAGCCATTATTCGTAATCCTCTTGAGTGTGAATCTCAGATTCAATGATCGTAACTGCTAAGTTTACCATTGCAGGACGCGAACCGGTTGGACCTTTGTTGACTACAACGTGTCCTTGAGGTGTGTAATCTACTGTTACGTTCGATATCATCGCTGTTTTAAACAATGGGAAATAGTTTTGATCGAGGCCAACGAAGAACACATCAACCATATTTGGGTAATTTAGCAGTGCCCGGCTGAGAACATTCGATTGAGTACCTTCAACTCCACCATAAGATGGCAATGAGGCCGATTTAAATCTTTTCACTATATTACGGATTTGTTCTGATTCTGTTTCATTGTTAGGAATTAACGTCCATTCAAATGTGTAGTTCTTCAGTGCAATGCCGTTGAACACCAGAGCTTGGTGAGGGTTAACTGCTGTTCCAGTTCCAACACCTATACCTTGCTCGATCTCTGATCCACCGATTGATGTTAACCCAGCACGAGCAGCAAACGTTGCGAATGATGCTAAACCACTCGCACTAACATTCCGAGGGTCGAGGGTACTACCACCGGTAAGCTTACTGATCGCATCTGTAGCCGCGCCAATTAAACCTTGATCTGAATTCATTGCGCTCATGGCATCAACTACTGCAGCGCCAGTGATTCCAAGTTCACGACCCATAACATCTGGGCTAGTAATATCTTGAATAGTCTTTGGTAATGGAAGAGCAATTGAGCCATTCGACGCCGTAGCTGTGCCACCTGCTGGCCTAGGACTATAGTTTTTAAAGTTAAAGATCATCGCATGAGAAGTAACTTCCGAAGGATACCTCAGAAGAGACGAAGCCACGTTCGATGTGCTTCTGTTTCTGCTAATAACATCTTGTGCTGGTCTGACGAATGCCATGAAGTATCCTATAAATACGTAGGTAGTTTAAGATATTTATATGGACATTCATGGCGTATTACCAAGGCAAATTTAAACCGAAGAATCCGCAGAAGTATAAGGGTGATCCAACTAACATCATATACAGATCTGGTTGGGAACTCAAGTTATTTAATTACCTCGATGTTCATCCAAACGTAATCAAATGGGGCAGCGAGGAATTGATCATTCCATATAAAAGTCCTATTGATGGAAGATGGCACAGATACTTTCCCGACGTCTATGTAGAACAGATAAATACAGATGGCAAGAAACAAACGATCTTAATTGAAGTAAAACCGGAAGCACAAACTGTTCCACCTAGTCAAAACAACAAGTTGACTCCGAAGGGAAAGGTGAGCAGAAAATACTTGAACGAAGTTATGACATACGGCGTGAATGACGCGAAATGGAAAGCAGCTCAAGAATTTTGTGCAGATCGAGGTTGGAACTTCTTAATCATGACTGAAAAGCATCTATTCGGAAAGTAACATGGCGATTCTATTTGATACAGTCTTAACAAAGGGTATTCGAGCTGGCCAAATGCCTGCACGAACCGAGGCTGCACGTCAGTGGTATCGAGACACCGCTCAGAGTTATAGACGCATCGATGAAAAGACCCTCATGAAAGGTGATGCTGAAAGACTCACTGTAAAGCCTTTAGTTGGTCAAATGTACATGTATTACTACGATCCGAAGCATAAGGCGACTCTTCCTTATTACGATAGGTTCCCATTAGTATTCCCGTACCGTAAAGTGCCGGGTGGATTCATGGGACTTAACCTACACTATCTTCCGTATGCCTATCGTGCTAAGCTTATGGATGCCCTTTACGACGTTGCAAACAACGATAAGTTCGATGAAACAACTAAATTAAAGTTGAACTACAACATCCTAAGCAGTTCGTCAAAGTTCAAATACTTTGCGCCTTGTGTAAAGCACTACTTAACAGAACAATTGCGCAGCCGATTCTTGTATGTTTATCCATCGGAGTGGGACATCGCGCTTTTCCTTCCAACGGAAAGATTCCAAGGCGCGACAAAGCAAAAAGTCTGGCAAGACTCAAAGAAACTCATAGTATAAGGCCACGAGATGGTATTCAATATCAACGATTTTAAAGCACATGTTGGCAACAGAGGGTTGGCGAAAAACAACCTGTTCTATTGTGCTATTACTATCCCAACTACTTTGAGTAATACTGTTGGGTCTACCATCACTTCAAATGAACTTACGTTCTTTTGTAAGTCTGCTCAGATTCCATCATTTGATCTAACGACAGTATCGTTTAGACAACACGGTTATGGCAAAGAGTTCAAGAGACCAATGGACTTCAATACTTCTTCATTACCGCTGATTTTTATGGTCGATGCTGAATTCGGTGTTATGAAGTACTTCCATAAGTGGATGCAGTCTATCTTCAACTTTAACACTGGTACAGTTGCTGCAGAAGACGTATATCGTAAACTGCCAAATGAATTTGAGTATCGCGATAACTATGCTGCACGAATTGAACTGTATGTATTCTCGGCAAACGACGTACAAAAAGTTTATAAGTATACGTTTGATAAAGCTTATCCGGTATCAATTGGTACTGTCGACATGTCATGGGAAAATCAAGCTGAAGTTATGTCGCTACCGGTAAACTTTGAATATGACTCGATTACACTTGAGACTGTCGAATACGCATCTATTGCGCCAGACCTCGACCGTCAAAATGGATTGATTTCATACATCAGCGCAATTAATGGAATCGGTCAAGCGATTAACCAGATACAGCGCCCACAAAATATTCAAGATATTATTCTTTCGTACACAAACATCAACACCATCCTCGGTGCATTATAATGGAGTTACACTATGGGTTTACCCAAGATTGATTTACCGCTTTTTGAACTTGAAGTTCCATCAACTGGAAAGAAAGTTAAATATCGCCCGTTCACAGTAAAAGAAGAAAAGATCTTACTTATTGCACAAGAGTCGAAAGATCCTAAACAGATCTTCCTCGCGATTAAACAAATCTTAACAAATTGCTTACAAGGTACTGACGTTGAAAAATTGGCTATATTCGATTTAGAGTATATCTTACTGAATATTCGAGCTAAGTCGGTGAATAACGAGATTTCGTTTAGTATTAAAGATCCAGATACTGAAGAAAAAGTAGATCTTACTATTAACATCGACGACATCCAGATCGTTAAGTTTCCAGATCATAATAAAATCATTAAAGTAAACGATGATATTATGATTGAAATGCGTTACCCATCTATTTCGTATTTAGAGAGTCTCAAAGACGGTCAAAGCGAGAGTGATTCGTTAAACAGTATTATGAAGGAATGCATCAACTCTATTTCTGATGGCGACCAGTCATATAAGTTGGCTGACTTTAATGAAGCAGAAGTTGAAGATTTTATTGAATCTCTTAGCTCTATTATTGTCGCACAAATCAAAAAATTCTTCGACACAATTCCTGTTATGAAATACGAAACAACCTACACCGATAAAACTGGAAAAACTAAAACATTTGTTGCCCAAGGTGTAGAAACTTTTTTTACCTAACGTTGAGTCATACCAATCTACAAATCTACTATCAAGTAGTGTTTGGATTGGCTCAACACCATAAATACCAAATAAGTGAAATTGAAAACTTAATACCATTTGAACGAGACATTTACTATGATATGCTAATTCGCTTCATCGAATCTAAAAAGGAAAGCTAATGGTCGCCGAGAATACCGTATCAGACTTAATCGAACGTATTAAGCTTGAAGGCCAGCTTACGCGTAACACCGGAACAAATTCAATCAAAGCTTTGATTGAAGTCTCTCGTGATGTTCGTGATAGAATGGATGCTCAAT